GAAGAAAGGGGATACATGCTTCGCGGATATCTCCCTCAGGGAACGCGGAAAACTGTCCATGTTCAACAATGCCATTGTGGAAGACTGCCGGGTGGCGCCGACCAATACAGCCTGCGCGATTGTAACCAGGTTCTGTGACGGGGAAAAGTATTCCGCCCATGATTATGTGGCGACACAGACGTTTCCGGAAGATTATGATTTCATGGATCAGGAAGTCAATTATGTCTGCGGGATGAGCGTGCCGCCGGTGATGATGGCGAACATTGCCAGTGAAGTATACAGGCAGTGGCTGAAATACGTGTAAGGAGTTGGTTTATAAGATGGCAATGCGGAAACTGAAAAAATATAAGCCGACGAAATTTAAGGCGAAGGACAGCCGGTACAATCAGTCGGCCGCCGATTTTGCGGTTGCGTTTATTGAGAGCCTATGCCATACCAAAGGCACCTGGGCGGGAAAGCCGTTTGAACTGATTGACTGGCAGGAACAGATCATCCGGGATCTGTTCGGAATCCTGAAGCCCAATGGATACCGGCAGTTCAACACGGCATACATTGAGATCCCGAAGAAACAGGGGAAATCAGAACTTGCGGCTGCGGTAGCCTTGCTGCTGACCTGCGGAGACGGGGAAGAACGCGCGGAAGTGTACGGCTGTGCCGCTGACAGGCAGCAGGCCTCCATTGTTTTTGAGGTGGCGGCGGATATGGTGCGGATGTGCCCGGCACTCTCCAAGCGGGTGAAGATCCTGGCATCCCAGAAACGGATCATCTACCATCCGACCAATTCCTTTTACCAGGTGCTGTCAGCCGAGGCCTACAGCAAGCACGGATTCAATATCCACGGAGTGGTTTTTGATGAACTGCATACCCAGCCGAACCGGAAGCTGTTTGATGTTATGACAAAAGGTTCCGGTGACGCCAGGATGCAGCCTTTGTATTTTCTGATCACCACAGCGGGGACGGATATCAACTCCATTTGCTATGAGACGCACCAGAAGGCAAAGGATATCCTGGAAGGCCGGAAGATTGACCCGACTTTTTACCCGGTGATCTATGGGGCAGATGAGGGTGATGACTGGACCGACCCGAAGGTCTGGAAGAAGGCCAACCCGTCTCTGGACATCACGGTGGGGATGGACAAGGTGAGGGCAGCCTGCGAGTCAGCAAAGCAGAATCCAGGAGAGGAAAACTCCTTCCGGCAGCTGCGGCTGAACCAGTGGGTGAAGCAGGCGGTGCGCTGGATGCCGATGGAGAAATGGGATCAATGCGCCTTCGCGGTCAATGAAGAGGAACTGGAAGGAAGGGTCTGCTACGGCGGCCTGGATCTTTCCTCCACCACGGACATCACGGCGTTTGTCCTGGTGTTCCCGCCTCTGGATGAGGAAGATAAGTTTCAGCTGCTCCCGTATTTCTGGATTCCGGAAGAGACGCTGGATCTGCGGGTGCGCAGGGATCATGTCCCCTATGATGTGTGGGAGCGGCAGGGTTTCCTGCAGACCACGGAGGGGAATGTGGTGCATTACGGATATATTGAGAAATTCATTGAACGCCTGGGGGAACGGTTCAATATCCGGGAGATCGCTTTTGACCGGTGGGGCGCCGTGCAGATGGTCCAGAACCTGGAAGGCATGGGATTCACGGTGGTTCCCTTCGGACAGGGCTTTAAGGACATGTCGCCGCCTACTAAGGAACTGATGAAGCTGACATTGGAGCAGAGGATCGCCCACGGCGGGCATCCGGTACTGCGGTGGATGATGGACAACATCTTTATCCGCACGGATCCGGCGGGGAACATCAAGGCGGATAAGGAGAAGTCCACGGAGAAGATCGATGGCGCGGTTGCGGCGATCATGGGGCTGGACCGGGCGATCCGGTGCGGGAATGATACAAAGGAATCTGTTTACGATACCAGAGGACTGCTGGTGTTTTGACAGGATCAGGAGGTTTTCATGGGAATTTTAAGTTTGTTTGGATTTGGAAGGAGCAGGGATAAACCGGAGAACCGGACATCCGGCAGCAGCTACAGCTTTTTCCTGGGAAATTCAACTTCCGGGAAGCGGGTGAATGAGCGGACGGCCATGCAGATGACGGCGGTGTATTCCTGCGTGAGGATCCTGTCGGAGGCGGTGGCCAGCCTGCCCCTGCAGTTTTACCGATATACAGAGAATGGCGGGAAGGAAAAAGCGGTGGACCACACGCTTTATTTTTTGCTCCATGATGAGCCGAACCCGGAGATGACGTCTTTTGTGTTCCGGGAGACGCTGATGACGCATCTGCTTTTGTGGGGCAATGCCTACGCCCAGATCATCCGGAACGGGAGGGGCGAGGTGATCGCTCTGTACCCGCTGATGGCGGATCGGATGTATGTGGATCGGGATGAGAAAGGGCAGCTGTATTATGAATATACGCTGTGTTCCGATGACGCCCCGACCATGAAGGGATCTGTGGTGCGGCTGTCCCCTTATGAAGTGCTGCATATCCCTGGTCTGGGATTTGACGGGCTGGTGGGCTATTCGCCCATCGCTATGGCGAAGAACGCCATCGGCATGGCCATGGCCTGCGAGGAATACGGGGCGAAGTTTTTCGCAAACGGCGCAGCGCCTTCCGGTGTGCTGGAACATCCGGGGACGATCAAGGATCCCAGCCGGGTGCGGGAAAGCTGGCAGAGGACTTTCGGAGGAAGCGGGAACGCCAACAAGGTGGCGGTGCTGGAAGAAGGGATGAAGTACACGCCCATTTCCATCTCGCCGGAGCAGGCGCAGTTTTTGGAGACCAGGAAGTTCCAGCTGGATGAGATCGCCCGGATCTTCCGGGTACCTCCCCATATGATCGGGGATTTGGAAAAATCGTCCTTCAACAACATCGAGCAGCAGTCCCTGGAGTTTGTGAAGTATACCCTGGATCCCTGGGTGTCCCGGTGGGAGCAGTCCATGGTGCGCTCGCTGCTGTCCAGGGAAGAGAAATCAAAGTATTTCATTAAGTTCAATGTGGACGGCCTGCTTCGCGGGGACTACCAGAGCCGGATGAACGGATACGCCACGGCAAGGCAGAATGGCTGGATGAGCGCCAATGATATCCGGGAACTGGAAAACCTGGACCGGATCCCGGCGGAGCAGGGCGGGGATCTGTACCTGATCAATGGAAACATGACGAAGCTTGCGGATGCCGGGCTGTTTGGAACAGGTCAGCAGGGGATGCCTGCAGGGGCAGATGATTTTGAGGGGAAAGGAGAAGAGATCCGATGAAGAAATTTTGGAACTGGAAGAGCAGGAAGATCCGGGATCAGGATTCCGGTGAGGAGAGAATTGAGAGGGTGCTGTTCCTGAATGGAACGATTGCGGAAGAGAGCTGGTATGACGATGAAGTCACGCCGGCTCTATTTAAGGAAGAGCTGATGGCAGGGAGCGGCGATATCACGGTATGGATCAACAGCCCCGGCGGGGACTGCGTGGCTGCGGCCCAGATCTACAACATGCTGATGGATTATAAGGGAAATGTCACGGTAAAGATTGATGGGATCGCGGCATCTGCGGCAAGCGTGATCGCTATGGCAGGCACAAAGGTATTGATCTCGCCGGTGGGGATGCTGATGATCCATAACCCGGCCACCATCGCCTGGGGGGATTCCGGGGAGATGCAGAGGGCCATTGAGATGCTGGAAAGCGTGAAAGATTCCATCATCAACGCCTATGAGATCAAGACCGGCCTGTCCCGGACAAAGCTGTCCCACATGATGGACGCGGAGACCTGGATGGATGCCGGGAAAGCAGTGGAACTGGGCTTTGCTGATGGGATCCTGAAACGTTTTGAAGTTCCGGATGACATGGAGCCGCCCGCGGTATCCATGCTTTATTCCGAAGCCGCCGCGGTCAATTCCTTAATGGATAAGATCGCGGCAAAGTGCAGGACGAAACCGAAAACCGAACCGGCAGGCCGCAGCGTAGACAGCCTCTACGAGCGGCTGAATTTATTGAAGAATTAAAGGAGGACATGACCATGACGATTTTAGAACTGAGAGAAAAGAGGGCGAAGGCGTGGGAGGCAGCGAAGGCCTTCCTGGATTCCCACAGGAATGAAAAAGGTGTGCTGTCTGCGGAGGATGACGCCGCCTATACCCGTATGGAACAGGAAATCACAGATCTGGGGAAAGAGATCGCCCGGATGGAACGGCAGGAAGCCTTTGAGAGGGAATTGTCCCAGCCGGTGAATACGCCTCTGACCGGTCGTCCGGCATCCGGCAGCGCGGGAAAGGAAAAGACCGGGCGGGCTTCGGAGGAATACAAGGCCAATTTCTGGAACGCCATGCGCTCTAAAGCGCCGCTTCCCAGTGTGGTCAACGCTTTGGAGGAAGGGACGGATTCCGAGGGCGGGTACCTGGTGCCGGATGAGTATGAGCGTACCCTGGTGGAAGCCCTGGAAGAGGAAAACGTGTTCCGCCAGCTGGCAAACGTGATCCGTACTTCCAGCGGTGACCGGAAGATCCCGGTGGTGGCGACCAAAGGGACGGCCTCCTGGATCGATGAGGAAGGGGCCTATACGGAGAGCGATGATTCCTTTGGCCAGGTGTCCATCGGGGCTTATAAGGTAGGTACCATGATCAAGGTATCCGAGGAACTTTTAAACGACAGCGTCTTTGACCTGGAATCCTACATCGCGAAGGAATTTGCCCGCCGGATTGGGGCGAAGGAGGAAGAGGCCTTCTTTACCGGGGACGGCTCCGGGAAGCCTCTGGGTGTGCTGGCAGCCACCGGCGGGGCGGAAACCGGGGTGACGGCGGCTTCCTCTACAGCCATCACGGCGGATGAGCTGATGGACCTGTTCTATTCCCTGAAATCCCCTTATCGGAAGAAGGCGGTATGGGTGCTGAACGATTCCACCATCAAGGCGGTGCGCAAGCTGAAGGACTCCACGGGGCAGTACCTGTGGCAGCCGTCCCTGATGGCCGGTACGCCGGATACCCTGCTTGGCAGGCCGGTGAAGACTTCCGCCTATATGCCGGTGATCGCGGCGGGGGCGAAGACCATTGCCTTCGGCG